GCAGACACGCCATCTTGAGGGGGTGGTGAGCTAACGCTCGTGCGGGTTCAAGTCCCGCCAACCGCACCATTTCTATTTACTGTTTAACAGATTATAACGCATTATAACAAACTGTAACGCAAGCAGTAATTATCTAACAATTTAGAAAGGGAATAATAACAAATTGTAACGCATTGTAACGACAATTTGCCCCTTTTTTGCCCCTCTAAATTAGAAATATTTGCCCCTTTTATATGAGGATTATAAATGCCATTGTATATGATGCGGTGGCATATTTTTATTTAACTATAGAATTAATTTCTATTGCATTTATAAGTCACTATGTTATAATCAAATTAAGAATAAAGTGTGTTGTAGAAATAAACCGCCAAAGCTAATAAGCCTAGGCGGTTTATTTTTTTATTTGGCTGAAAGTATTTTTCCCATATTGGTAATTGCAACATTAACTTCTTGTTGCATCTCATCAGTTACATGGGTGTAAATAGCAAGTGTAGTACGTGGTTCATGATGTCCTACCCTTTCCATAATTGCTTTTAAAGGAACATTAGACTCTGCTAATATACTTATGTGTGTGTGTCTAAATGTATGCGTGCTTACTGGTTTATGAAAACCAAGTTTTTTAATAGTACGATTTACATAATGAAGATCATATGGTAAACCACCGTCAGTAACAAAGATATATCCTAAGTCAGCAAATTTAGATTTCCATAATCGCCTTGCTTGATTAGCGGTTATAAAGTGATTAATAATTTGTACGGCCCTTGCATCCAATTTTACTTTACGGATAGAATGAACATTCTTTGGTGGCAATCGCATGGCAGGGTCAGAAAAGCTACCACGATTAGATAAAGTAGCATTTACATCTATTTCAGCATTTTCTATATCATAGTCTTGAGTGCGTAACGCTACCATTTCGCCAAACCTTAGACCAGTTAATGCTTGAAACTCACATAAGAGCGATACATGATGATTAATTTCATCCAATTGTGTAAGCAAATCTTTTAATTCATCTTTAGTTAAAAATTTAGAACGTTGTTTTTTGATACGGTCAACATCTGCTACAGGTTTTTGAAGTTCAATATTATCTAAAAATGAAATATCACGGATATACTCCATGCGCCGTGCATATTTTAATGATTGTCTAATAAGGCTAAGAGCAAGCTTAGTATAATTGTATGAATATTGGCAAGCAAATTTATCAAACGTACTTTGAATAATATAAGGAGATAGTTTGGATAATAATATGTCAGTAGGGAACCATTTAATAACCTGCTTATGTAAATTATCCATACTATATTGAGTAGATGACTTTCTAAAAGCACGCTTTGATTCTAAATATTCAGATACAACATCATTCAATGTCATGTCCTTGGCAATATCTGTATTAGTGGCCAAGTCAATTTTATTTTGTAATTCAGCTTGTGCAATTTTATATGCTTGCCTACTATTACTATTTAAGGTAACAGATATTCTTTTTGTTTTACCGCTATACGGATCTATATAGCGTTCTTGGAATTTATATTTAGTAACACCAGCTTTGGTAGTTACAGTTTCACACCACATAAAAAATCACGCTCCTTGGGTATGGGAAATACACCTAGGGCGTGATATAATCAATTTGTGAGATTGATGCGGGGCCCTAGGTCCTGTCATTGATTTTTCCCTCATCCTGTTGGCGCAGGGTGGGGGATTTTTATTTGGGGAGTATAGAAAAGGAGAAGGCACATGATCATCGAATTATGTCATGTGCCTTCTAGCATGTTAGTAAATGCGGGGAACCGCTTATGACATAATATTAGCATGGTATATTGAAGATTTCAATTCTGATTTAGATAACAAAAAAAGCGTTCATTAGAGAACGCTTTTTTGCTTTTTGTCATTGCTGACAAGGTATAAATTGTTTTTTGGGAATCAAGCCCAATTTGTATTTATATTATACGTTCTCTTCTATTAACTTGTCAATGTTTTTAGGAAGTGTATGGCTTGTATGTAAATATAGAATATTTGCAAGGTCTGAATCACTAATACGAATACCATATAATGGGTGAGTACGTTTATCAGGGAATTTTATACGAGCTTTATCAATAGTACGGATGTGATTTGTTTCTACAATACTCCCTTCTTTCATTTTATCTCTAAAGGTCATAATATCTTGGTTGGTAGATACTATAAGTTCAACACCTTTATTAACAAGGCTTGTAAATTTTTCTTTGAACTGATCATCAGTGTAATCTTTTTTATGATTCATTAGCTCAATAACATTTAATCTAAGCGTTTTATAATCCTCACTATCTAGGTCAAAGTTGTTAAAGGCTTTTTCTGCTAGAAGTGATGGAACAGGACGTGTTAGCTCATGCTCCCAAGGCATTAGAACATTATGTTTAGCTTTTTTTGAGGTGAGTGGCATAACAGTAATAATAGGGTTTTTCTTCATATCATCACTGTTAATTACAACTGCATAATGGGGATAGCTGAATTCACTACCAATACCACAACCAAAATCAAGGAATAAGATTTGACCTTGTTCATATTTAGGTAGAAATGTAGATTTAAATTTATGTTCATTTGCTTTTAAATGAATAAAGTTATATAGCCATTTTATGAAGCGATTATAATTGGTTAGGTTTGTCTCATTTAAGGCATTTGTGAATCGAACATATTTTTTTACTAAAGACGTATAGAGTTTAGTCATATTACCTCACTTGATTTTTTAATATTTCTAAGCCTTCAGGAATACCATTACTTTTAGCTACTGTAGCAAAGTTAATATCAGAACACTCATCTAAGAACTCATCTGGCAGTAATAGTTCTACCGCAAAAGCATTAGCTTGCCTTTCGATTTTATCAATAGAAAACAATGTATGCTTTCGTAGGAAAGGGGTATTAACATTAGGATGTAGTATTGAATGGCCTAATTCGTGGGCACAGACAAAAGGAAGTATGTCATCTGGCATAGAAGCATTTAGATGGATTGACTTCATGCGAAAATGGACATCATAGAATCCTAGGATTTCCCCTAATTCTTCATAGCGAACCACAATATCAAGATCCTCACAAATTCTAAAAGGGTCACAGGTATTGTGGTTTTTCTTTAATCTTTTAACAATCCCTTTTATATCCACAACAAGAACTCCTACTTATTTTTATATTTGTTTGGGGTAAATTTTTGTTTAGCTCTTTCTTTAGCAAGACGAATGGAATTTTCTAAGGAAATGCGCAATAAATTTTTAGTATCTTCATCCATTTCTTGGTCGCCATTATAGAAAGAAAGGGCAGCACTACTATCTAGGTCATCAAGGATAGACTGCAATCTTTTTTGAATATCACGCTCATCCTTACTATTATTTACAGACATATTTGTTGAAGTTTGAGCATTTGGGTTCTTTTTAGTAGATTGCTCAGAAGACCAGCCCATTAAATATGCTGGTGTAGTGTTTAATGCTTTTGCTAAAGGCTCAAGTACATCAATTGGCATATTTTCAATGTCACCATTCTCATATCTATATATAGTGGCTCTATTTTTATTTAACATTTTAGCTAGTGTATCTGCAGTATATCCTAGCTCTAACCTGCGTTGTTTAATACGTTCTCCAATTCTCATGCGATAACCTCACTTTCTCTTTGATTACATAATACAATACAATTCGCAAAAATGCAACAAATATTTTTAAATAAACTATAAAATCGCATAAAATGCGAAAAATGTTGTTGACATGCAATTTATAATGGGGTAATATCTAGATAAAGAAAGTCGCACATAAGCGACAAGTGAGAGAAAGGAGGATGAAAATGGTGAACATCAGAAAACTAAAAGCAAAAATGGTGGAAAAAGATATTTCTATTATTCAGTTGGCTAACATCCTTAGTATTGATAGATCAACAGTTTATAGAAAGCTTAATAAATCCGGGGAGAATTTTACAGTAAAAGATGTTGAAAAAATCGCTAAGGCATTATCTCTAACATACGATGATATTAATAATATTTTTTTTACCGATGTGGTCGCATAATATGCGACATCAAAAGGAGGCAATACAAATGAAAAAGAGTGTTCCACAGAAAGCAGAACACTCTAAGTAGTTATTTAAGAAAGGAACTATGAAATGAAAGACATATTACTTCAAATATGGATGAATGGGAGCGCAATTGCTACTTGTTACTTCTGGCATGAGAGGAACGAACCATTTGGAATGTTAAAGCTAATCCTGGCAATTTTAAATGTGATTCTAGCGCTGTCGCTTCTAGTAATAGTTCATTAGAAATAGTTTTAAATTCTCGAATGTAATTTTGTGGAGCAGAATCAAAGCCAAAATTATTTGCTTCATATTCTAGCATATCAAGATAGGCACGATAAAAAGCAGGGTAACTTTTCAAAACAAGCGGTCCGTAGTATTGCATGTTATTACTTAGTAAATCAAGGAAGTAACTTCTTTGTTCTAGACCTATGGGGATATATTTGGTGTCAAACATATAACCACGATACAAAGACTGAATAAATGGAACATAAGCCTTTTCATATCTAAGTTTTTTATATGCATCTTGTGATCTATTAGAAGCCAATTTTGTACCTAAGTAATGAGAAATATAAATCGAAACTAAAGGAATAATATAGTTTAACCATGTTTGATAATCATCCATTATAATGGCCTCCTTTTGAGATGAGCATAAAATGAGAGGGATTTATTTAGTAGAGGTAATACAAATGAAAGAAATAAGATCTATAAATAGGAGTATCGGAGGAATTTATACGAAGGGAGATTACGAACGATTAGTATCGCAGAATGAATTAGTAAAAGATAAAGTAATTAGTTTTGATTTTTGGGATTATTTACCATTAATTTCTGTAGTAGTTTCTGTATTTTCGTTTGTATTGTCGGTAGCTGTTTGGTTATTTAAAGTTTTGTGAAAATCAGTTAGGTCGTAATGGACCTTATAGTATTTAAATTTTTTTCTATTAGATGTTGACTTTGGTGACCGTTGCCATGGAAGCCATGCATATTGTGGAACTTTAAATTCAATAGTAATACCTTCTTCAATAGAAATATTTTCATTAAGAATAACTAATATGGGTAACTCTAAACAAGATCCAGAAGACATTGATCCATAGCGTGCGTTAGGTAAATCAATCACAAAGCTTCCTAAAGTACTTGGATGAAATGGACTAATTAATAATCTTGGATTGTTTTTTAGTAATGGAAGACTGGTTAGAGTGCAGACAAAATGATTTTCATTTGTTTTAGGATTATAAGCTCGTAAGTCAAAATAGGAGCTATTGATAATGCTTGCATTTACGATAATCGCAGTAGTAAAGATTGCATATTGATGAGGAGCATCTTTAAAAATATTATCAGCAACGATTATGTTTTTATTAACGTCCAATGCAAAACAGTTAGGAGAAAAATCAACAGTTATTAATCGTCGCTCCCGTAGGTATGACAATAAAGAAATCAATAAAGCTGCTAATGAAATGAATATAGTAAAAAACTCCATAATTTCACATCCTTTCAGGATGAGTGTAACATGAGAAAAAATTATTTAGTAGAGGTAACAGAAAATGAAAGAAATTCAAAGAACACTAAAGGATTATATTTTAAAGCGTTTAGATACAAAGACTGGGATTAGATCTAGTAAAGATATTCCAGAATTAATCTATGCATACATTGAATTAGAATATGCACAACTAAGTATGTCTAATAAATCAAAAACTATGCCAAAAATTGTAGCAAATAAAGCTGATGTAAATACACTAAGTAAGATTATAAATGTAAATCAGAATTGCCAAGAGGCACAAATAAAAGAAGAGCCTTGTGATGCCAAGGCTCAGCTTATTGATATCTTAATAAATAAAATAGGTAAATAAAGAAATGGTGCTATTAACGAGATTCTTCAAGTACATTTGAAATAGCTTTGTTATATCACTTGTACTTAGAGCTTAGGCATATCACACATACAATCTATACCTTTAAATAGTAGGAATATGTCCTAATAATTGTGCATTATTAAGCCAATTAACAACTTCTTTAGAGAGATATCCTTGATAAGGATTTACTACTTGGGTAATAAACAATGAATCGTTATTGTCAATTTTGGCTTTTAAATGAGTGTAAACTGTATCAACATTTTTATTCGTAGAAATTAGCCATTGAGAGTGTAAACACTTAATGTAGCCATCATATGTTTTGATTGCATTGATTAAACTTGTGTAATTTTGACCTTGCTTATTTAAATCATAACTTACTAAGAATACTGACATTATAATCACCTCCTTTCTAAGGCGATTATAACAACAACTTATTAATAAAAATGAAACAAACGTGAAAAGAATATTAAAGGAGGATATCAAACGAAAATGGGTCGAAAGAAAAAGATTAAACAACAACCAATATATTACAAACGATACTTACATAATGATGGTGGATATATGGCAATCAAAGTAGAACCAATTCACCATAAAAAACATTTGATAGAACATAACATATTAACAATAAGGGGATAACTATGGATACTATTAAACCCAAATATGTTCCCATTAGTACACTAGCTAAAATATGGGGACGTAGCAAAATGTACATTTATAGAAGAATTGACATGATCCGTAAGGAAGGTAAGTTCAATGAAATCTGTATGCAACTTGGACCACAACAAACATTGGTCCATGTAGATAAATTTGAAATGTGGATGCGTTCGCAACACATGAAATGGTTAAAGGTTTAGGAGAAGTAAAAATGGATAAGTTCATTACAGGGATACAGTGGTTATTTGGAGTCATTGTATTTGGATTGTATGGGGGCATTGAATTTGCACAGTCATGGGGCGATGTTCTTTTTAATGTAGTTAATATAGCAGCATATTCTGTTGGGATTTATTTATTACAAAAAGCTAAACGATTATGGCTATATAACAAGAAAATTAAGGAAATAAAAAGGAAGCAGCATGCAGCAATTAGACAGTTGGGAGTTACTACCATATCTAAATAAACGAAGGGATGATTTAAATAAGGCCCTTACGATAGCCAAAGAGCGAGGCATAGAGTTAGCAGCAGCAGAACGGAAATATAGGGTTGAAAAACGTAAAGCTATATTACAGGCAAAACATAATGGAGAAAAAGTATCTCTAATTATGGAACTGGTAAATGGTGATGAGGTTATCAGCCAATTACGATATGAACGGGATGTAGCTAAAACACTCTATGCCAGTGCTACGGAAGCCATCAATATTTATAAATTGGATTGTAGATTAGTTGAGGCCCAAATAGCTAGGGACTGGGATAAAAATGCTTAAAAGGACACCATTAAGAGCCAAAACAAGACTGGTTTCAAAGAAGCCATTAAGCAAGAAAAGTAGAAATAAGAAAAAGAATGATATGGAGCTGGAGAAAATTCGGCCGAAAGTAATAGAGCGAGACCACGGAAAATGTATTTTATGTGGGGCGCATTATGAAGAGGTCCATCATATCAAATATAGGTCAGCAGGAGGGAAAAATAACATAGAAAATTTATGTTGCTTATGCTGGCATTGCCATAGAATTAAAATTCACGCTGGATCACATCCAAGAGAATACAGAAAAGTTTTACAAACAATACTAAAAGAAAGGCATGGATATGAGTACTAAATGGTATGAGAAAGCACTAAATAATACATGCCCGGAATGTAAAAAAGCAATCAAGCATGCTGTAGTATGTCATAGACATAAACAGTTGATATGCATGGATTGCTGCAGTAATTGCCAATACCTAACAAAGTCTCAAGGTGATTGGCATTGTAATTTTGACAAAGAAAAATGACCGTGTCGGGAAACACGGCCATTAAAGTTATGTGATAACTAAAACCTTACATGTTTAGTATATCACGCATAGTAGGAAAAGTCTAGTAAAATAGCGGTTTGATAGCTGTTTTGTGAGACTAGATAGATACATTAACAACTCAACATAAGGTGATAACTAAATGAGAAGAAGAACAACCATAACATCTAAAAATATGATTGAAGTATCAGATCATATTACAGGGAATTCATACTATGGAAAGCCAGGCAGAAAAATAAGGAGCGAAAGAAAGCAAGTAACACCAGAAGTCATAAGAAAGAATAATTTAAGGATGGCTGAAAAGCAATTGAGGTTACTAATAGATATGAATTTCAAAGCAGATGATTATTATCTAACACTCACATTTAAGAATGAGGAAGATGAATTAGATGCAAAAGAGATGATACGAAAATTCTTTAGAAAGGTAAGAGACTTATTTAATAAAAAGAAGACAATCTGCAAATATATCTATGTGATGGAAAAGCAGGGTCGCATACATTTCCATGCGTTACTTTCAAGAGGTATTGAATTAACTACTAAATTATTAAAAAAGCTTTGGCCACATGGCTATACGAAAATTGAGTACTACAGAGGTGAAGCCGAAGATGCTATAGGGTTAGCTAAGTATTTTATGAAGGAGCGAAAATCTGATATTGATCATAAGGATGCGCAGATAAGAAAGAAATGGATATCTAGTACAAATCTTGAAAAGCCAGAAGTAAAGAAAAAGATACTAAAGGCTACAGAGTGGCGTAAGGATATTAAAGTGCCTAATGGATATTACTTAGATAAAGATAGTGTCTATGAAGGGGTAAATAATTATGGATTTCCATTTAGAACATACAGGCTAATTAGGTTACCAGATTGGAGGGGAGAGCGTGAAAAGAGAAAATCGACTAAGGCCCTGTCCGTTTTGCGGGAATAAACATATGAGAATTATGACAGGGATAAAAGTAGGGCTAAAACATCATATGGTGGCATGTGATAAATGTGGAGCCGTTACTCATTTTGAAGAGTGGCCAATGTACTTAGATTGTGAAAAGGCATGGAATAAAAGGGCGGATAATTAATGGAAAACAAATATAGTGGGATTGTATTTATTCCTAGAACAACTGGAGAAGCAATTATAAACGCATATGCAATGAATGCATGGAATGATACAGGAAAGTATATCTATTTTACAGAAGCAGGGATATCTGTAGGGGTACATACCACAGATGATGGAATATACACAAATTCATTTATGGATGTAGCTATATGTGCTGCATGGCTAAATGGAGAAATATCAGTTACTGAATTAGAAGAAGTAGATGGCATCTATACAAATAGCATAAAGGAGAAAAAATGAACACTGTTAATTTAATGGGCAATTTAGCGAGAGACCCAGAAGTAAGATATACAAAGACTGGTAGAGCGGTAGCAACATTTACAGTAGCTGCAAGTAATACCTATATTGATGCTAATACAAAGGAAGCAAAGGAACAGACGGCATTTGTAAATTGTGTAGCATGGGGAACCTTAGCAGAAGAAATAGGGACTTTGCGAAAGGGAAATAAATGTTTGGTACAAGGCAGAATTCAAACACGATCATATGAAACTCAAAATGGCGAAAAGCGATATGTAACAGAAGTGGTCGCAAGTTTTGTAGGGGCCACATTAAATGGTGGACATAATGAACCATCGAACTTTGATAACTTCAATGATGATGAACAAATACCCTTTTGATAAGGGCAATGCAGAGACATTGCCAATGGAAAAGAAACGAAATAAAGCCCTAGAAAGGGCAGAAAGGTTGATGCGGTAATGGCAAGACCAAAGGATATGTTTTTAAAAGCTAAAACATGTAAGCATGCAGTAAAGTTTACAGGCAATCAAGGATTGTTTGTAAGAACTACTTGTAAATGCCCAAATAAATTAATGCTGCCGGTGCCGGATAAAAGAGGAATTAGAGTAAAAGTACCTTATATCATGGCCAAGAAGTGCATAAATTGTAAGGGCTATATAGATGTTAGAAAAGTAAAGGAGAAAAGAAAATGAGGTATACAATAACAAAATTTAAAATGGAAAGCGGTAAATTTGATATTACTTATACGAAATACGTACAAGGAATGGATGAGCAGCATTCTTTGAAATCGTATGAAAAGCCAAGACCAGAATTCAAGGAAGCACATGTCACAATGAAAGCATTGTTACTATCCAAGTTTGGAGCATTTAAATTCGCTCAAAACATGGTAGCTGTATCAGGGATTGAATTTAGATATGGTGGTAAAGATTTCTTCCCAGATGAAGTATCTGGCATTAAAGTAAAGGGATATCTACGCAATAAAGAAAGTGAAGTATGTGTATTTAGCACTAAATGGCTAGATGTTGATAAGAACTTAGCCGAAGACATTAATCTAGTTCTAGGTGAAATTGAAGCATACATTGAAGGAAAACGTGCGCAAGCCAACCTATTTGATGAAGAACAACAAGCCAATGGCAATGCAAACACAAGTGATGCGGAGATCATTGGTGAAGATGATGATTTAGACATGGATGATGCGGATGATATCGCACCATATGAAAACAGTCCATTTAATAGAGTAGCGAGGGGATTAAATTAATGAGCAAGAAGCTTATCTATGTTGCCCATCCTTATGGTGGGAAGAAAAGCAATAGAGAAAAGATAGATGTAATCATGAATGAATTAATATTTGCAGATACAGCCAATGATTATGTATCACCTATTCATAACTATGGATTTGTTTATTTGACAGGTAATGAATATCAAAAGGGGTTAGATATTTGCCTAGGCCTCTTAGGGCATTGCGACATTCTAGTATTATGTGATGGCTGGGAACAGAGTCGAGGATGTAAAGGTGAATATGAATATGCTCAAAAGCATGGTAAGGCTGTATTCAAACTAGATGAATGGAAGGCATTAAACAGAATTTAATTTAGGAGATTAAAAAATGAATAACTTACAAATAAAAGCAATTGAAGCAGCTCGCAAAGTGCTAGTAGAAATGGGACATGGATTTGAGGAGTTAGAATTCATGTACATTGTATGGTTTTGTAAAACCTTGCAAAATTGGAAAGCGTTAGTAAGTGGTCATGGTATTGATGAATATGTAGAGGTAACACACAATGGTGATCGTGATGAGACATATGTTGATGTTTATTACAAAACTAAAAATGTGTGCATAAAAGATAACTAATGAAAATACTAGATGCATGTTGTGGTTCAAAAATGTTTTGGTTTGATAAAGAACACAAAGAAACTGTATATATGGACAAACGAACATTAGATACAACGCTTTGTGATGGTAGGAAGTTAATCGTAAAGCCTGATGTGATCGCAGATTTCCGTAAGATGCCGTTTGAAGATGAGAGCTTTCACTTAGTGGTGTTTGACCCACCGCATTTATTAAAGGTTGGTGATAAATCGTTCTTAGGATTGAAGTATGGACGATTAGAACAAACATGGCAAGAGGATATTGAACAAGGACTATCAGAATGTTGGCGAGTACTAAAACCAAATGGAACGATGATATTTAAGTGGAATGAGGAACAAATCAAGTTACCAATGGTTAAAGAATTACTTCCTAGTGATCCAATATTTGGACAACGTAGAGGTAAAACAGTATGGTTGGTATTTTTTAAGGAAAAGGAGAAATAAACATGAATAAAATTGTATCCGCTTTATTGGTAGTAGTAATGATTGGTGCGGTAGTTTGGAGTTTTGCGTTTGGTGTGCCAATGTATATGGTATGGCAACAACAAAAGGCAGATGAGGCAGAGCTTGCTAGAGCGGAACAAAATAGACAAGTTGCAGTATTAGAGGCTAAGGCAAAACTAGATAGTGCTGAAAGCCTAGCACAAGCAGAAGTTAAACGTGCAGAGGGTACTGCAAAAGCAAATCAAATTATCGGTCAATCATTGAAAGGTAATGAGGAATACATCCATTGGTTATGGGTTGATACTTTGAAAGATAGTAAAGACCAAATCATTTACATTCCAACAGAGGCTGGTGTGCCTATTACTGAAAGTTTCAGATTGAAAGAAAATAAATAAAATGATGTTAAAGACATTAAGCGTGTTAGCAATAAAGGAGAATAAAAATGAAAGTACATGAATTAATTGAAAAATTGGAAAAATGTTATCCTGACCAAGAATGCTTTGTTGAAGCGGGATACAAGCAGTATGAGATTGATTATATCAATGATTCAAACGACGGTTTAGAAGTAGTGTTAATTACTGGTTGGGAAAAAGATGAGGACGAAGAGTAAAAGATATTTTAAAAAGATGTGAACAACATGTAGAGGGGTGAACATCAATGCTAGTTAAAGATAAAGAACAGTATTGCTGGTGCTTTTATGGTGATGTTGGAAATCCACAAGATAGCATCGAGCAAGCAATTGATGACTATTTAGATTATTTTGGTTGTTACTGTTGGGATGAAAATTTTGATGTTGAATATTTAGAGCGAGACACATTGAATGATAACGTTGAAGTTGGACACCCTTATTACTACGTTCCAGAAGTAGATGGAAAACGTGTAATTTATGATCTTCTTGATAATGACTTACCTGAAGAATTAGCTGAATGTGATTTTGAATATTTTAAAGGGGTAAAGAAAGAACATATAAGTGAATTAAGTGAAAAGCTAACAGAGGTATTTCAAAAATGGGAAAAATCAAATGGACTAAATAACAGGGTATATTGTGTTAAAGAAACTAAAATGTATCGAATTGGTGATTATATAGATACCAATGGCGATTATATATAGGAGCAAACTATGCAAATGAAATGTCATAGGTGTGATAGATTATTCACACCAGTAGGGTCAGAAAAGCATTGTCCTGATTGTATAGCAGGAAAGCCAATACCAAAGAAGAGAACAGCAGCAGAGGTAAGGGCAGAAATACAAGCAAAGCGTGATGCGGGATTAATAGTAGTCAATATATCTAATAATAAAAGAGAAAATGCTAGATACATTAAAAAGGCAAAGAAACGTAAAGATGTAAAGGCGTTAAATGAAAGTGAAGTTATTAACTATTTGAGGATTGGTTGTATGAAGTGGGTTAATCGATAAAAGGGGTGATGGAATGTTGACTGTTAAAGAATTAGAAAAAGCCTTGAGCAGAGTAGAAAATAAAGACATTGAAGTTGTAATATATGATGAAATGTTTGGTGGGGCTGAAATTGAAGGCGTTGTGCATAATCTAGATGAACCAAAACTCAATTTCAAAGAACGTGTAGAGCTATTGATTGGATGTGAAATTGATGCTAAGTGAAGATAAGAATAAATGGTGTTGGAGCAATAACTATGGATATGTGGGAGAACCGCAAGATACATTGCAAGGAGCAATTGATGATTACTTTGAATGTAATCCAGATAAACCTGGAGAACGGCCTATAAAGGTAGGACATCCAAATTTCTTTAATCCTGAAATTGATGGTAACCAAATAATAGATGACATCGTTTATAACTGTATTGACGATGAGATTATTGAGTGGTCGGATGAATATTTATCGGATGTGAAGAAAGAACATATCGATGAATTAAGCAAGGAATTAACAACGGTCTTTCGCAAATGGGAAAAGAAACACGGCTATGAAAATACAGGTTATGTAGTTTTAGAAACAAAATCGTATCCGGTTGATAGCAATGGAAAACTTATTGTGGTGTAAGCATTAATATGAAGATAAAAATAGAAGGCTTATTATAGGTGAAAAATTATGGATACAATGGAATGCATCAATAATAATATAGAGGCCCAATTAAGAGGGGGAAAAATAAGAAATATAAATTGGGATAAAGTGGCAAAACATATTATAGAACATGGAACAAATATAATAGTATACGCTGGTATTAATGAAGATTGGGATAATACATGTGGGGCTATATATGATCATGGTGAAGTAATCCATAATGAAGCATATGCAACTAGCACATGGGGAACACCAAGCATCTTTATATATGTAGAAGGAAAGAACAAAAAGATTGATGGTGGGGATGAATACTTTATATATGCAGATGAACATATATATGATTGGACAGAATCAGCATTGAAAATCTTACAAGGGAAATAGTACAAAGTGCTTGATGCGGGAGGTAGCCATTGACTGAGCAGGAATTAATAAGACAAATAACGACTA